TTCAATATCAGAGAGAGAGAGAGAGGATACACGTTCCCTCGACCTGGATGACAATCTTGGAATGCCCGTAGGGTATAAAAGATTGTCAATGTTGCTCGATCAAACTAAAAGGGAGATCATCTTCAGGTTCATCCCGTACCAGTCGGCTCTTAAGTTGCCGTCATAGTGTAGTGGTATTGGAAATTCCCGAAGTTGATCTCCCAGTGTTGTTATACCTTAGCCCAAATGTTCTCCCAATAAAGTACCCAAGCTACAATTTGGAGAATCAACAACAGTACTAATACCTTACCCATTACTCACCTCCTTCGTCATCATCAGGCCACATTCTCTCGTTCTCCGCTATCCACTCCTTCATGATCTTGTTGGCACCCCAGCAGTATGCAAGGATAAGTATGCAAGCGTGCCACAGGGCAATAAGGAAGACACCAAAGGCAGAGTGGAGCAGTAGCATTGTGTCGAGGATGACGTAGTAAATTGGAAATTCCATCTTTATTTTCCTTCGATTGAGATTATGAGAGTCGTCGTCGTTCCCTTCACTCTCTATTATGTTCACATAGCACTGGGTTTCATCAACCTCTTAGAGTATCTTGGTGATAGTTTTTAATCACCTAGTTACTCTTGACGTTGTGAATCCTAGTCTATTTGGACATCATCGAGAGAGAAGAACTATACAGGTAGGTGGGTTTGTTTTTACCCCAGTGGGGTAGTCCCCCCCCTGAAACAGAGCAAGGTCGGTGAAAGACAGAAACAGTCTTTTGCACATCCGATACTTTCATTTTAAATTTGTGCCCAACCCCGATAGGGGTCCCTAGCCAATTCATTACCCTAGTGGGCGTCCCTACTTAATATCTAACTTAGTTATCTAGTATTCTTTTAAATTAGATATTATCTAGTACTGGATTTACTAGTTAACTAGTAGTATATATTATATATATATATAACCGGCTTTTCTCTTTGGAGAGTTCGCTTGGAGAATATTAGTGTATTTTATGACTACGATAGAAAGCTCTACCTTCGTCTTGCAAGCTCCCTTGTATACAAAAGCATAAAGGATATCAAGGACAGGGGTCAGAGTGGGCACCATGCTTTGACACGATACCGTGTTCCTCGTAATAAACAAGCTACTACCCGTAGTGATTTTATTGCCTCTGTGGTCTGGCTTGGCTCCAAGCGTGCCACATTCTGGTTTGAGGCTGCCGACTTGGACCAGGAGGATTGTTTGAGTATAATTGCTTGGCCATTATACGCACAGGCTGTGCTTGATGATCCTGAGTGTGAGCTTACAGAAGAAGAAGAGGAGCTACTTGAGTTTGGAATTGATTATCTTCCAGCAGTGACATATAAAGCATTTTTGAAAGTGAACGGGCATCAAGACTCTGTAATTTCTTATTTGTGCCCTGATCCGAGGTGATTATGGACCCAAAGAGCGTGATATCAAATATTGATTTACTTCCTCCAGAAGAACGACGAAAGTTTGTTGCGTTACTTAATAACATCGAAACCTCTCGATCTCGTGTAGCTGCACAGAAAGACTTCATGGATTTTGTTAGAGAGGTCTGGCCAGCTTTTATTGAGGGTAGTCACCATCGGGTTATGGCAGATGCGTTTAATAGAATCGCAGAGGGGTCCCTGAAAAGGCTAATTGTAAATATGCCTCCTCGTCATACGAAATCAGAATTTGCATCACATCTTTTTCCTGCATGGTATTTGGGTAGATTTCCAGATCGCAAGGTTATTCAGACGGCACATACTGCAGAACTTGCAGTAGGCTTTGGTCGTAAAGTTCGTAACTTGGTAGGTTCTTCGGATTATCAGAAGATATTCCCAGAGGTGTCTTTGAGTACAGACTCGAAAGCTGCAGGAAGATGGAACACCAATAAAGATGGAGACTACTTTGCTATTGGTGTGGGTGGTGCTGTAACAGGTAAGGGTGCAGATATTCTCATTGTCGATGACCCGCACTCTGAGCAGGAAGCCGCACTAAATGATCCTTCGGTATATGATAAAACATATGAGTGGTATACTTCGGGTCCTCGTCAGAGGCTACAGCCTGGGGGTGCCATATGCCTAGTGATGACCCGTTGGTCAAAAAAGGATTTAACGGGAAGCATTTTAAAAGCATCTATAGAAAGAGGTGGAAGTGATGAGTGGGAGGTAATCGAATTTCCTGCAATACTTCCTAGTGGTAAATCCCTTTGGCCTGGTTTCTGGCCGATAGAGCAACTTGAGTCCCTAAAGGCCGAACTACCTGTGGGCAAGTGGAGTGCCCAGTACCAGCAAGATCCCGCATCCGAAGAATCCGCAATTATCAAAAGGGAGTGGTGGCAGGAGTGGACGGGAAAAAATCCACCAGTTTGTGATTTTGTGATTCAATCCTGGGACACTGCATTCCTAGCAAAAGAAACTGCTGACTACAGTGCGTGTACTACCTGGGGTGTTTTTACAGATGAGGATGGCGTATCCAATATTATCTTACTGGATGCATTACAACAGCGACTGGAGTTTCCAGATCTCAAGGTACGGGCCTACGAGATGTATAAAGAATACGAGCCTGATGCTTTTATTGTTGAGGCCAAGGCTGCAGGAACTCCATTGATATTTGAATTGCGTCGTATGGGTATACCCGTGGGTGAGTACGTACCTAGCAGGGGTAAAGATAAAATAGCCAGGGTAAATGCCGTGTCAGATTTATTTTCCTCAGGTCATGTATGGGCACCTCCTACGAGATGGGCAGAGTTAGTGATAGAAGAATTTGCTGCATTTCCTACTGGAGACCATGATGACCTGGTTGACTCAGCCACCCAAGCATTGTTGCGATTTAGACAGGGAGGCTTTATCTCTATAGGTAGTGACGAGCCTATGGATGACTTTTTGGCACATCGAAAAGCAGACTACTATTGATTCCCTCTAGGTTAATGTTATAATTTCATGATCGTTTTATACTTTGCAAAGGATTAGTCTATGGCCATAGACAAGTCGCTCGAAGCTATTTTGACTCAAGATGATTTTGAAATGAGTCCCGAAGGTTTGATGGTGGTAGAGCAAGAGGAAGAACCCGCAGGGGATACCTTACTTACAGAAATGGACGACGGCAGCATGGTCGTTGATTTTGATCCCATGATGATGATGATGGGTGGTGCTGTATCTTTTGATTCTAATCTTGCGGAAGCTATCGAAGATAATGAGTTGCGTACTCTTGCCGTAGATCTTGTAGGAAAATTTGATTCCGATAGAAGTAGTAGATCTGACTGGGAACAAACCTACGAACAAGGACTAGACCAACTAGGTTTGGAAATTGAAGATCGAACTACACCGTGGGCAGGAGCCTGTGGTGTATTCCATCCGATGCTATCCGAAGCAGTGGTCAGGTTCCAGAGTCAAACAATTCAAGAAATTATACCTGCACAGGGTCCAGTGAAAACCCACGTCTGGGGTAAGTTCACACCTGAGAGACAAGAACAGGCCAAGCGAGTTCAGGAATACCTAAACTACCAGCTTCTCGAAGTGATGACGGAATATCGCTCTGAAACAGAGAAGCTCCTATTTAGCCTTCCCCTTGCAGGGTCTGCATTCAGGAAGGTTTACTTTGATCCGTCTCTGGGCAGACCTACCTCTATGTTTGTACCTGCAGAAGATTTTGTAGTTGCTTATAATGAATCTGATTTGGAACAGGCAGAAAGATATACTCATGTGATGAATCGTAGTACAAATCAAATTAGAAAGTTACAAGTCAGTGGTTTTTATCGTGATATAGAACTTACTGCTAGTTATATCGAAGATAATCCAATCACTGATAAGTTTAATGATATTGGCGGTGTACAGCCGTCCTTTGAAAAAGAAGAACGCCACCAGCTTTTGGAGATGCACGTCGATGTGGACCTCCCAGGGTTTGAAGATGAGAATGGTGTGGCACTTCCCTACGTAATTACTATCGACAAGAGTAGCAGTGAGATCTTGTCGATTTATAGAAACTGGTCCGAGGACGATCCAAATAGAATCAAAAAACAACACTTCGTTCATTACGGATACGTACCTGGAATCGGATTTTATAATCTTGGATTAATACATATGATTGGCGGATTGGCAAAATCTGCTACAAGTCTGCTTCGACAGTTGGTTGATGCAGGAACGCTTTCTAATTTGCCAGGGGGGTTAAAAACTCGTGGACTCAGAATTAAGGGCGACGATACGCCCATCATGCCAGGAGAGTTTAGGGACGTGGATGTCCCTGGTGGGGCTATTCGTGATAACATCACCTTCCTTCCTTATAAAGAACCTAGTGGCGTCCTTTACCAGCTATTAGGCAATATTGTCGAAGAAGGCCGACGCTTTGCATCGATGGCTGACCTTAAAATAGCAGACATGAATCAAGAGGCTCCTGTAGGGACTACTCTTGCAATTATGGAACGTGCTATGAAAGTGCAGTCTGCAATTCAAGCTAGGATACACGCAAGCCTGAAGCAGGAATATAAAATTCTTGCCACACTGGTTCGGGATTACACGGAGCCTGATTACCCTTATGAAACAGATGAAGGCGAAGGAATCAAGCTAGAAGACTTCGATGACCGTATTGATGTTGTTCCAGTATCAGATCCTAATGCTAGTACCATGGCACAAAGGATTATGCAGTATCAAGCAGCACTGCAACTAGCCCAACAATCTCCGAATCTCTACGATATGCCACTGTTGCATCGTCAGATGATGAATTTGATCGGAATACCAAATGCAGATCAGGTTGTACCGATTCAAGAAGAAGTACAGCCGAAAGATCCAGTTACAGAAAATCAGGATATGCTTATCCTCTCGCCTGTTAAGGCGTTTGAGTACCAAGACCATGATGCACATATGCGTGTTCACATGGCACTTAAGAATGATCCGCAACTTGCACAAGAAGTTCAGAACAGTCCTGCAGGTGGTGCAGTAAGCGGTGCCCTAGATGCACACGTGCGTGAACACTTGGCATTTGTATTCCGTAGACAGATAGAAGAAGAGCTTGGAATTACACTACCGCCTCAAGAAGAACAGCTACCGCCAGATCTTGAGAAGAGATTAAGTACATTAATTGCTGATGCGGCCGATCAGATGATGGGTAAGAAGCAGCAACAGGCTCAAGCGGAGAAATTTGCAGAACAACAACAAGATCCGATTGTCCAAATGAGACAGCGTGAACTTGCAATACAGGAAATGGATGCACAAAGACGCCAACAAGCGGATACAGCCAAGCAACAGGTTGAACAACAGAAGCTGTCTGCTGATGCACAGGAAAGAATGGCCAAGTTGGATCTTGATATGCAGAAATTAGAGCTTGAACGTGAGAAGCTACTGAGCAAAGAGCGTATAGATGAGGCGGAATTGGCTTTAGAGGCTGAGAAATTTGACGTAGAACAGGAAGTAGATGGCTATAAGTACGCTATAGAGCAAAATAAGGGAGAATAACAGGGAGGATAAATGGCTGAAAGTGTTTTAGGACTCCTTAAAAAGAAGATTAGGGAGCAAATGAATCAGTTAGCCGACCATTTAGCACTAGGTTCGGCCAAGGATATGGAAGAATACCGCAAGGTAACAGGAATTATTGAAGGCTTGGCTTGGTCTGAGCGAGAAATATTGGACTTAGAAGCTAATTTGATAGAAGATTAGTCGGTAGGAAGCAACGTCCGCTATGGACGCAACAATTTAACGAGAGGTCGATATGGCTGAACTCGCAACAAAGCTAGAAGAAGAAGAAATATCCCCACCAGAGGACTCTCCTCGCAAAGCATCACAGCTACCAGAGCCTAAAGGCTACAAATTGCTGATTGCATTGCCCGAAATAGAGGAAAAAACAGACGGAGGTATCATAAAATCCTCCCAATCCATGCACGAAGAGTCAATTTCTACTGTTGTAGGCTACGTTTTGAGCATGGGACCCGATGCTTATGCTAATTATGGCCGATTTCCCACTGGACCCTACTGCCAAGAGGGTGATTGGGTGCTTTTTCGGGCATTTAGTGGCACAAGAATCAAAATTCAAGGTAAAGAGTTCCGCTTGATCAACGATGATACGGTTGAAGCGGTTGTTGAAGACCCTAGAGGCGTGGAGAGAGCATAATGAGTGACGAAACTGGAAGAATGAGCGAAGAAGACAAGTTTTTGGGTGTAAAAACTACAATAGAACCCCCAGAACCGCAGGAAACTACTGGTCAGGGCGATAGTTTTGAGGTTGAGGTGGTATCCGATGGACCCGTTACCTCTGAAACGGACTCAGGCCACGATAAAGAGCTAACACAGTACAGTGATAAGGTACAAAAGAGAATTAATAAGGCGACTGCTCGTTTCCGGGCAGAAGAAAAGGAAAAAGTAGAAGCAACCAGGCTGGCGGACGAAGCGGTAGGCTTTGCAACAAAGCTTAAGGCAGAAAACCAGCATCTTATAGACCTAGTGCAACAGTCTCAAAAGGCTTTAGGTGAACAATCTACAGGTCGTGCTACCGCAGCCGTAAAGATGGCTGAAGAAAACTATAAGAAGGCACATGAGTCTGGGGATGTAGATCTAATGGCACAAGCCCAGAAAGATCTGACACAGGCACAGCTTGCAGAAGCCTATGCACCTAGTTATGGACAGAAGATCGTCGAAAACTGGCAAAGAGGTCTTCAGACAACTGAAGCTGCATCCCCAGAGGCTCCAGCCGTACCTGAACCAGACCCAAGGGCACTAGAATGGCAAAAGCAGAACCCTTGGTTTGGTAATGATAAGGAGATGACGAGCTTTGCTTATGGTGTGCATGAGGTAATTACTAGCGACGAGGGTGTTGACCCCGATACGGACGAGTATTATGCTAGAATAGACAAACGTATGAAAGAAGTTTTTCCTACGCAGTTCGGTGGCAATACGACGCAAGAACAATATTCCACAGGTGGAACCGTCGAAGTTGATACCGGACAACGCCGCAGGGCGAACCCCGTGGTCGCACCGGCATCCAGAAATACTGGAGCCACGCCACGCAAAGTAATATTATCTGAGACGCAGGTACGGCTTTCAAAGCGATTGGGCCTAACGCCGCAACAATATGCGACGCAACTAATGAAGGAGCAAAACTAATGGCTAATGAACGTAATGCACCAAAAAAACGTGAACTAGAATCACGAGAAAATGAAACCCGACCTCAAAGTTGGGAACCTGCGTCAATATTACCCGACCCTACTCCACAGGACGGTTGGGTATTTAGATGGGTAAGAACATCTATGGTCGGTACAGCCGACAACACGAATGTTTCTAAGAAATTTCGTGAAGGATGGGAGCCTGTAAGGGCTGAAGATCACCCAGAATTACAAATTATGAGTGATCATAAGTCTGAATGGGCCGATAAAGGTGGAATTGAAGTCGGTGGCTTATTACTCTGCAAAGCACCACAGGAGTCGGTAGATAAAAGAAATGCATATTTCCGCAATCATGCTGAGTCACAGATGCAAGCTGTCGATAACAACTATATGCGTGAGAACGATCCTCGGATGCCAGTTCTCAAGCCAAATCGTAAAACTCGTGTAGCGTTTGGTGGCGGAAGCTAGTAGACGTTATGAACTAATTAAAGGAAATTATTATGGCTAGTACTACGGATGGAGCCTCACCGTATGGAGCCAGACCTGTTGGTACATTGAGTGCGTCAGGCTCGTTTACGGGCAAGACTCGCAATTTACCAATTATCACCACTTATGGAACCGCTATTTTTTATGGTGATTTTGTTAAGATTGCAGCAGACGGTACAGTCGCTAAAGACACCGGAACTGCCACTTTAACAAGTTGTGGTGTTTTTATGGGATGCTCCTATACGGACCCAACAAGTGGGCAAAAGACGTTTAGTCAACAATGGCCAGCATCAAATGCAGCAACAGATGCGATGGCTTATGTACTTGACGATCCTATGGTCCTCTTACAAATGCAAGCTGACGAAGCAATGAATACGACAGACCGTGGTCTTAATGCGGGTGTTGTACAGACTGCTGGTAGCACAGCGATTGGAACATCTAAGAATGCATTAGATGGTTCAACGCCAGCTACTACAAATACATTGCCTCTTCGTGTTATTGACTTCGTGGATGGGCCTCACAGTCTGCCTCCGAAGGGAACGACAGCTAGTGATGCCTACCCAGAAGTTATTGTTAAATTTAATGCAGCTAAAGATACCGATGAGTGTCCTCATCAGTATATGACTGCAACTGGGGTATAGGTAAAATAAATGGCTATTTCAAGAGCACAACTGCTCAAAGAACTTTTGCCTGGGCTTAATGCTTTGTTTGGGATGGAATATGCACGGTATGATGACGAGCATAGTGAAATCTACGAGACAGAAAGCTCAGACAGGTCCTTTGAGGAAGAAGTGAAACTTTCGGGTTTCGATGCTGCTCCCGTCAAAGATGAGGGAGACGCAATTTCATATGACGCCGCACAGGAGAGCTTCACGGCTCGTTACAACCATGAGACTATCGCCATGGGCTTTGCTATTACAGAAGAAGCTATGGAAGATAATCTTTATGATTCCCTGTCGGCTCGTTATACTAAGGCTTTGGCTCGTGCCATGGCCCACACCAAACAGGTTAAAGCTGTTGTTCCATTGAACAACGGATTTACTGCTGCTTACCAGGGCGGTGACGGTGTGAACCTTTTCACAGCATCTGGTGATGGTGTAACTGGCGGTGACGGTCACCCACTCGTTTCGGGTGGTAAGAACTCTAACCGTCCAGCTACTGCCGTTGACCTCAATGAGACTTCTCTTGAGGCTGCTGTTATTCAGATTGGCAAGTGGAAAGACGAGCGTGGTCTAATGATCGCTGCACGTCCACAGACACTTGTGATTCCACCTGATCTGCAATTCGTTGCGACACGGGTGATGAAATCTGAGCTTCGTCCTGGAACTGCTGACAACGACGTGAACGCTGTGCGTTCAATGGGTGTTGTACCTGGCGGAACTGTTGTAAACCATTATCTAACTGATACGGATGCATGGTTCTTGCTGACAGACGTTCCTAATGGAATGAAGCACTTTAATCGTGTAGCTTTGGAAACAAGCATGGACGGTGACTTTGATACCGGAAATGTTCGCTACAAAGCTCGTGAGAGGTACAGCTTCGGTGTATCAGATCCACTAGGGATCTGGGGATCACCAGGAGCATAGTATGAGTGAAGGGGTGGGAGTCCATTTAACCTCAAGAGTTCTGACGACTGAGACTCCTGCCCCTTTCCTTATTTCCTTTTTCCTGACTATCGGAAACGATAGACACTAGCCAAGACAGGAGAACGACATGGCTAATACAACTTTTTCAGGTGCAGTCCGATCAGAAAATGGGTTTGAGGTAGTATCGAAAAACTCATCGACTGGAGCATTTACAACATCTTTCACTTATGACAGTTCAGGGATGCAGGTTGCACCTGTAACCCTATCCGATGCTGATACTTCGATAACTGCTGCCACTCATGGTGGTAGGGTTGTTGTGGTTCCAGCCATTGGGAGTAACCGTACACTGACACTTCCCAGTCCTGCTGAGGGTGTGTCTTTTAAGTTTATCTACGGTGGAGCGGCAGAAGAAGCAGAGAATCTGATTATTGATACTGGTGCTGATGCTAACTACTTCATCGGTGGTGTTGTTCATTTAGATTCTAATGCGGACAACGTGTCCGTGTACGCAAATGGTAGCTCCAACTCAATTCTGACTCTCACGGACTTTGGTCTCATGGAGATCAATATCGTAGCAAAAGATTCAACGAATTGGATTATCTGGGGCTATACAGAAGGTGCAGACGCACCTGCGTTTACAGATCAATCGTAATTAACAAGATAGGGTCACCCACTCGTTTGGGTGGGTGACTACATCTTCGGCTATGGGCAGAGCGAAAGCTCCCGTACCCATAAGGAGATTTAGATGGCTGATGCAGTAACTTCGCAAACCTTGCAAGATGGCGACAAATCTGTCGTTATGAAGTTTACCAACATATCTGATGGCAGTGGCGAAGCTGCTGTTAAGAAGGTGGACGTTTCCGCACTACAAACTCAATCAGGATCAGGTGCATCGTGTACTGGAGTGACCATTGACTGTGTCTGGTATGAATGCAATGGTCTGAGTGTAGACTTGATGTGGGATGCATCCACAGATGTGATTGCTTGGACTCTTAGTGGGTATGGATATTTCGACTTTAGATCTGCTGGACCCCTAGTCAATAATGCGTCCAGTCCAACTGGCGATATAATGTTTACCACTACAGGGGCTGGTAGTGGAGATCGGTATGCGATCATGCTGAAGATGACTAAGAGCTACGAATAATGCCAATGAAAGACGTAATGTCCAAGTTCAAGGCGGGAACGCTACGATCTGGATCGGGCAGGAGAGTGACAAGTCCTAAACAGGCCATAGCTATTGGGTTAAGCTATGAAGGTAAGGCCAAGGGTGGTAGAGTTATGGGCACACAAGCACTCTCTAACTTGAGGTCTAGGGGCATCATTGGCACTGGTAGTCACAAGTGCCCAGGTGTTCAAAGACATAGCGAGTTAGCACGAGATAAGTGGGAAGAGAATTAATGGCTTCTAAAAAGAAAGCTAAAAAGAAAACGACTAGAAGAAAAAGAAAAGAACTTACGGAAAGACAGAAACAAACACTTATTAAGCACGCAAAGCATCATACACCAAAACATATGGCATACATGAGAAAAGAGATGAGAGGCGGTGCGACGTTTACTCAGGCCCATAAACAGGCTATGAAAAAGGTAGGTAAGTAGTGGCTACTTCAGGTACTGCAACATTTAATTTAGAGATTTCAGAAGTGATAGAAGAAGCCTTCGAGAGATGTGGGCTTCAAGCTAGAACTGGATATGATATTGAAACAGCACGCAGATCCTTAAATCTATTGAGTTTAGAGTGGGCCAATCGTGGCCTGAACTTCTGGACGGTGGAACAGGGAACTGCAACTGCCTCAGATGGTACCAGTTCGGTTACACTTCCTGCGGATACAGTGGATTTAATAGAACATTGGATTCGCACAGGAACGGGCACCTCTCAAAATGATCAGCCGTTGTCTAGGTTTAGTGTGTCTCAATACTCTACTATTCCTAACAAGCTATCAGAAGGAAGGCCCGTCAATATTTATATAGACAAGCAAGCTACAGCACCTGTAGCATATCTATGGCCGACTCCTGATAAAGACTACACTCTGGTCTATCAGCGTATACGTCGTATTCAAGATACTGGAACTGTAGGGTCAACTAACCCAGATATTCCTGCTCGCTTTCTTCCCTGCCTTGTTGCAGGACTAGCTTATCAAATATCGCAGAAATATCCAGATGCTTTTGTACGTGCCCCACTACTTAAGCAAGAGTATGAGTTCCAGTGGGGTCTAGCTGAACAGGAAGATCGTGATCGTGCTTCCGTACACTTTGTGCCAGGGGGTTATTAATGGCACGGTTTGCTAATGCAAAGTATGCGTTTGGATTTTGTGATCGTACAGGGTTTCGGTATAAGATCAAGGATTTAGTGCCTCAAATTAAAGCAGGTCGCATGACAGGCTTGATGGTGGGCAAAGATATGCTAGATGAAGATCAACCTCAAAACTTTTTAGGAAGACTTGGAGACTATGCTGACCCAGAAGCGTTAAGAAATGCACGGCCAGATATAGCACAGGATACTAGCAGGGAAATGTTTGCATTTGATCCAGTAGGTAATGGTAATGGTGGTGGTGCAGGAAATATTGTAGCACATGGAAAGGTAGGAAGCGTGAAGGTGACCACATGAACTATACTGAATTGACAGCGGCGATTAAGGATTATGCTGAAAATACTGGAACTGATTTCAGTGCTGCGATTCCTACATTTATTAAACAGGCAGAGCAAAGGATCTATCGATCCGTCAATTTGCCAGTTAATCGTAAGAATGTGGCAGGTACATTAACAGATGGTAATGCATACTTAGCAATGCCTAGTGATTTCTTGGTTCCTTTATCTTTAGCGATTACTAGTTCAAGCAACCAAATATTTTTGATAAATAAGGATGTTAATTTTATACGATCTACATATCCAAATGCATCTACAGAGGGAACGCCAAAATACTATGGCACCTTTGATGTTGATACGTTTATTGTAGGTCCAACTCCAGATGCAGACTATGTAGCAGAGCTTCATTATTACTATCAGCCAGCTTCTATAGTTAGCTCTACTACATCTTGGCTAGGAACAAATGCGGATACGGTTCTTTTATACGGGGCACTAGTCGAAGCCTATACCTATATGAAGGGCGATGCAGACATGATGCAACTATACCAGCAAAGGTATCAGGAAGCATTACAACTGCTTAAGTCACAGGCAGAAGGCAGAATGACTAGAGACGAATACAGAAGTGGTACAATAAGAATAGGAGATAACTAATGGACCCCGATAGACTAGAATTTTTAAAAGAGATGCTAAAAAGAAGAGAAGACAGTTGGTCGGATTTCAACACAGAATGGTGGGAACGGGCTAATGAGTATCGCTATGATAGTTTGGACGACTATTTTGAAGATCCAGGATATGTTCGGAGATATATGGAGCCAAAAGGCAAGAAACTACAAAGAGATCATATAAAGCAGATGTTTGATGCAGAGGATGCACGATCATTAAGCACGTTTGGAAAATCGGGGAAGATTGAAGATTTACTTTGGCACGCACAAAATTCTAAGCGTCGGCCATTGTTAGATAAGGCCAAGGGAATTGAAAGTCTAGTCCCTAAAGGAAAAGTAGGTAGTGGTATTCTTAAGATGTTATCTATTCTTGGACCCATTCCTGCGGCTCTTGGCCTTGCGTTTGATCAGTTGACAGCAGCAGATGAGTTAGGTGCTGGAGAGGATGAATTTCTAAGACAGATGCAGGGAGACACTGGTGACTTAACAGAAGAAGAGATGATGCAGTATTATAATGCACTACTAGGACATGACTAATGCTAAATCTTGGTGAAGTCGGAGATGTGAAGGTGACTACAAGTGAGCATAGTAATCTTGGTCCAAGTCATTGGGCGGAAAGAGCGTCAGATATAATTATTTCTGTAGGGAAAAATGCTCATCCTACTATTGCTGAACAAGCAAAAGAGTTTAAGGCTTATATTCATAAGGCAGTACAGTATTTTATATGGGAAGCAATAAAAGAAGATCGCTCTAAGGTCATTACCCTGTTGAGGTCAGCAGGTCATAATGATTTAGCCAACTCAGTGGAGAAACTATAATGGCATTTTCAGGAAATTTTATGTGCACCTCTTTTAAAAAAGAATTGATGGAAGCTGGTCACAACTTTAAAAATTCAGGTGGTAATACCTTTAGGATGGCTTTGTATACAGACAGTGCGTCATTCACTGCCGCCACTACAGCGTATACCAGTTCTAATGAGATTACTAATGATGCAGGATCTGCCTATACTGCAAAAGGAAATTCACTAACTCGTGTAGATCCTACAACAAGTAGCACGACTGCCTTTACCGACTTTGCAGATACTTCATGGTCTACTGCTACGTTTTCGGCTATGGGTGCAATGATCTTTAATGATAGTCATTCAGGTGATGCGTCTGTCGTTATTTTAGACTTTGGTGCATTAAAGACAGCTACCGCTGGTACGTTTACGGTTGCCTTTCCTGCGGCAGATGCGAGTAATGCGATAATTCGTATAGCCTAGTATGGCTAATGTAACAGGCTGGGGCCGGTCTACATGGGGTTCTGGCACGTGGGGTGAAGCTATACCTGTTGAAGTAACAGGTTTAGCAGGTACAAGTGCAGTAGG